CGAAACTGTCTGGTTTCTCTGCTGCCCCCGTTAAAAACGAGGGTTCTGCCATTGCTTATGACAATGCGCAGGAAGCATGGACTGCCCGATACAACCACGAAACCATCGCTTTGGGCTTCAGCTTGACTGAAGAGGCTATCGAAGATAACTTGTATGACTCACTGTCTGCTCGTTACACGAAGGCTTTGGCCCGCGCTATGGCTTACACCAAGCAAGTTAAAGCTGCCGCTGTTTTGAATAACGGCTTCAGCAATGCTTACGCTGGTGGTGACGGTGTTGCTTTGTTTAGCGCATCACACCCCTTGGTGTCTGGTGGTACTAACAGTAACATCCCTTCTACCCCTGCTGACTTGAACGAAACATCGTTGGAAAACGCTGTTATTCAGATTAGCTTGTGGACAGACGAGCGTGGCCTGTTGATCGCTGCCAAGCCCAACAAGTTGGTGGTTCCACCTGCATTACAGTTCACGGCAACTCGCTTGCTTGAGACTGAATTGCGCGTGTCTACTGCTGACAACGATATCAACGCCTTGAAGAACAATGGTTCTATCCCCGGTGGATATACCATTAACCACTTCTTGACTGATACCAATGCTTGGTTCCTGACTACAGACGTACCTAACGGCATGAAGCACTTTGTGCGTTCGCCTTTGGCCCAGTCTATGGATGGCGACTTTGACACAGGTAACGTCCGTTACAAGTCTCGTGAGCGTTACAGCTTCGGCTGGTCTGACCCTCTGGGCATGTTCGGTTCTACCGGCGCTTAATATTTCTTAGGAAATATTTGGAGAAGGGGGCTTGTGCCCCCTTTTCTTTTGTTGTATATTGCTTTTAACCCGGGGTTATCCGGTGCATTAGACAGTCCCGGCTGACGACATACAGACTAATGCACTCCACTTGTATGTAAGGACACATCATGGCAACCACCACGTTCTCCGGCCCAGTCGTATCTCAGAATGGCTTTTCTACCGGTTCATCTTCTTCTCCTTTGGCAGTGACTACTGCTACTAACGTTGATTCAGCATACGTTACATCTTCCGCCACTACTGGCGATACACGCTTGTCTTATCAGCGTTTGGCTTTTACGTCAACTGGCTCTGGTGAAACTTACCGTGCCCTGACGCAAGTCACAGGCGCTAACGCAGCTACTGGCGGTACTGTTAACGGCGCTCACATCAGCTTGAGCATCAATGGCTCTGGCACTATCTCTGGCGCAGGTAACGCTCTTCGCGCTACTCTGGGCGGCACATCTACAAACCCCGGCGGTACGATTGCAGCTATTCAGGCTGACTCTAACTTTGCCTCTGGTGGTACTTGGACAAACGCTTCTTTTATCCGTTTTACAAACAGCGGTACTGGCACAGTGGCCAACTTGTTTAACGTTCCATCTGGCATGATTACTGCCAATACACAGGGCGCAGCTACAAACTCATTGAAGATTGTAGACAGCGCAGGTACTGCGTACTACATCATGTTGACTACAACAAACAGCTAATATGCAAATTACCAAGGAATTCTTGGAGACTGAGATTCGTGACCTTGAGACTGAAGCACAGAAGGCTAGTACCTTTTTAACTCAGGCTCAAGCCACAATCCAAGCGTACAAGATGCTTATAAACAGGCTAGAAGCACCAGAACCGGAGCAGCAAAATGACGATGCAATATGACGTAGAGTCGTATCACAACACTGTCTCGGGTGTAGCTGTGCCTTATCGCACCCGTTTGAAGGGCGTTGTGCTCTCTCCTACAACGTCTACTACATACAACATAGCTTTCGCCAATAATGTGGCCCAGTCTGGTACGTATGACATCCCCGGGACTACAACTTGTACGGTGACCATCGCAGGTCATGGGGTTGCTTTAGGTTCACGTGTATGGCTACAGTTTGCTGATGGTGATGGCGTCAGCAATATATATGTGGTAACAGCAGTAACACAGAATACTTTTACGGTGACAACAGGGACGTTAACTACCTCTGGTGATGTGACTGTGTACAACCAAATTTTGGTTGAGATTGATTGCTCAACTGCCACTTCGTTCTATACGTTCATTCCGGGCGAAGGTGTTTTGGCTTTAGATGGTATTTATGTGGGATTACCCGCAGCAAGTGTCGTAACCTCAACCATTTTTTATGGATAAGGGGTAAGCCATGACAATGCAGTATGACGTTAAAGCAATCCATCAAAGTGCTTCGGGCACGGCGGTAAGTTACGCTACACGGTTAAAAGGCATTACTGTAACTTCTGGCACATCTTCAATACGTAATATGGCTGTTGCCGATCCTACAGTGAGCAAATCAGGCACATACAGCCAAACAACAACCACAATTACCGTGACCATTACTGGACATGGGCTGGTCAACGGTCAACGTGTTTTTTTGGATTTTACAACCGGCACATCAAGAGATGCAGTATTTGCAGTAACGGTAACAAATGCAAACGTGTTTACTGTAACTTCTACAACCGCTAGTACATCCGGCAACGTGACTATGTACACAACTTTGTTGTTGGAATTGGACACATTCAGCACGGTAGGCTTGCCAATCAGGATTCCCGGTGAAGGTATTTATTGCCCCAACGGTGTTTACGTTGGCCTTGGTAATTCTGTAACGGCGACAATTTATTATGGCTAAGTCACCAGCATGGCAGAGGAAAGAAGGCAAGTCCGAGAAGGGCGGCTTGAACGCCAAAGGCCGAGCCTCTGCAAAAGCGCAAGGCATGAACTTGAAACCTCCCCAGCCAGAAGGCGGCTCCCGGCGAGACTCTTTCTGTGCGAGGATGAGCGGCATGAAAAAGAAGCTGACTTCGGCCAAGACTGCCAACGATCCGGACTCACGGATCAATAAGAGCCTACGGGCTTGGAATTGCTGATATGAACGAAATTGAACTGACTGACCGCGAAGAAGCCATTGCCCGTAAAGCGGCAAAGATGGCTATTGAAGAGATGTCTGGCGAGTTCTACAAAATGGTTGGTAAAACCGTTGTAGAGAAGGCATTGATTTGGATTGGTTTGTTGGTCGTTGGTTTCGTGTTCGGCAAAGGCTGGCTCATTAAAGTTTGATATGCCAAGCACTAGCAAGAAACAACACAATTTCATGGCGGCGGTGGCCAACAATCCATCGTTTGCTAAGAAAGTAGGCGTCCCACAGTCCGTGGGCAAAGAATTTTCTAACGCGGACAAGAACCGCAAATTTTCAAAAGGTGGTGATATGAAAGCAGAAACGATGAAAAAAGGTGGCATGCCCATGAAAATGAAAGACGGCAAAAAAGTGCCTATCTTCATGAACAAAGGCGGTATGGCTGCATCCTCTATGGGCAAAGTTAAGACTGCGGCTCCTAGCAAAGATGGTGTTGCTGTCAAAGGCAAGACCAAGGGTACGCAAGTCAAGATGGCCGGTTCCGGTGTGCCTAATGGCATCGGTTCACGTGTGATGAAAAAGGGCGGCAAAACTTGCTGATCTAAGGAGCCATCATGGCAAGAGACACAGTTTATTACGATGACCAGTCCAAGGGTGGCGGTGGTAGCAGCAAACTTTTCAAAACACTTGAAAATAATGCGGGGCCAGCTTTGTTAGCGGGGAGTGGTGCGGCTGGTTATGCCGACTACAAACTTACAAAACAAAGAGAGCAAGACAAAAGCGAAGCGGCCTCTGAAATGAAGCGTGAGTCTCGCGGTGTCCCCAAACCCGCTAACTTTGACGCAATTCAAGAAGCTAAACGTGATGCCCAAGATGCCAGAGATCGTAAAAAGATCAGTGATATGGGTTACGCTAAAGGCGGCATGACGGCTTCTAAGCGGGCTGATGGTTGCGCTGTCAAAGGCAAAACCCGTGGCACTATGATCACCATGAAGAATGGTGGGAGTTGCTAACATGATGGCATCCCGTGGTATGGGCGCGATCCGCCCCTCAAAAATGCCCGGCGCTAAAACAAAGGCGCGGCGGGATGACACTGACTTTACGCAATATGCCGAAGGCGGCAAGGTAAAGTCTAAGGTGAATGAGGCTGGCAATTACACCAAGCCCGGTTTACGTAAACGCATTTTTAACAGCGTAAAAGCTGCGGCAATCGTTGGTACGGGTGCAGGTCAGTGGAGCGCAAGAAAAGCGCAAGTCATGGCCAAACGCTACAAGGCGGCTGGCGGGGGTTACCGAGATTGAAAGCGCCTCAAAAATCCCTTAAAGATTGGGGCGACCAAAAATGGAGAACCAAAAGTGGAAAACCGTCTAGTAAAACAGGTGAAAGATACCTTCCAGAAGCTGCGATCAAAAGTCTCAGCCCTGCTGAGTACGCTGCGACGACCAAAGCCAAGCGGGCAGGAAAAGCCGCCGGAAAACAATTCGTAGCCCAACCCAAAACAATCGCAAAGAAAACCGCAGGGTATAGATAATGGCTAAGACCACCGGAACCACAGCCTTTGACCTCGACATGAACGACCTCATTGAGGAGGCGTTTGAGCGTTGCGGCCAAGAACTTCGCACGGGTTACAACTTCCGCACTGCACGTCGGTCGTTGAACCTGCTGACGATTGAGTGGGCAAACCGTGGTCTGAACTTTTGGACTGTAGAACAGGGCCAGATTCCAATGGTGACGGGTCAGGCTATCTACCCCATGCCTACGGACACAATCAATCTCCTAGACATGGTTATACGTCAAAGCAACGCCACGTCTAACCAGATCGACATCAACATCAGCGGTATTTCAGAATCGACCTACATGAGTCTGCCAAACAAGTTGGCACAAGGTCGCCCAATTCAGGTCTGGTACAACCGCCAGTCTGGTCAAGAGAACAGCACTACGGTTACCCTTAACGGAACCATTTCATCTACAGCCACCACAATTACGTTGTCTAATGTGGATAGTCTGACCACTGCTGGGTTTATCAAGATTGATAATGAGACTATCAGTTACCCCAACGTAGACCCCGTAAACAACCAGTTGCTCAACTGTGCCCGTGGACAGAACGGCACAACTGCTGCGGCGCATACTACCGGCGCGGCTATCACTGTGCAAAACTTGCCTGCTATCAATGTGTGGCCTACACCTAACGCCCCCGGTGACCAGTACATGTTTGTGTACTACCGCATGCGCCGTATTCAGGATGCTGGTACAGGTGTAACTGTCCAAGACATTCCGTTCCGTTTTATTCCCTGCATGGTGGCAGGATTGGCCTATCTGTTGAGCATGAAGTTACCAGACGTTGATCCAAACCGTGTGATGGGTTTGAAGGCTGAATATGAACAACAGTGGGAATTGGCCCAGTCAGAAGACCGCGATACCTCTCCATTGAGGTTTGTGCCAAGGAACTTGTTCTATGCCTAATCGGTTTGCCTCTGGTAAGCATGCAATTGCTGAATGCGACCGTTGTGCGCAGAGGTACATGCTCAAGGAATTAAAGACACAGACGGTCAAGACTAAACCATTTAAGGTCAAAGTTTGCCCGGCATGTTGGGATCCCGATCAGCCGCAGTTGCAACTGGGTATGTATCCAGTTAATGACCCGCAAGCTGTGCGTGAGCCGCGTCCTGACGTGAGTTATTTGCAGTCTGGCCAAACTGGTCTGCAAATTTTGTTGACCGATAGCACAACTGAAGATGGGTTTGGATACCCAAGTCAGGGTAGCAGAGATATTCAGTGGGGTTGGAACCCCGTTGGTGGGGCACGAGGTTTTGATACAGCTTTAACACCAAACTACTTGTTGTTGGGCGTACAAATTGGTACAGTAACGATACAGATAGGAGCTTGATATGGACAAGAAAGATTTAGCACAGGACAAGAAGATGGTAGCTGGTGCCGTGCATAAGCACGAGAAGAAGCTGCACCCCGGTAAACCCATGACCAAATTGGCCAAGGGCGGTAAGACAAATGCTCAGATGAAAGCTCTGGGTCGTGGTTTGGCCAAAGTGGCTAACCAGAAGAAGTCTTCCTTCACATACAAAAAAGGAGCTTGATATGGCAACTTTTAGCAAAAAGATGATGGGTAAAGAAGTTGGCGACGCCAGCGTCTATGCTCCGCCCCACAATATGAATGGTGAAGCCGGTGTAGACATCAAGAACAGTGGCTATAACGGTGGTAACCGTTTGACCGCTAATGATGTAAACATGTCTGTTGGTAACATCAGTCGTGACCCATACAAAGCGCCAAAAACTTCTGGTATTAAAATGCGTGGCACCGGATGCGCTACCAAAGGCGTAATGTCACGAGGCCCAATGGCATGAATTACACGCAACTCAGCGACGCTATTCAAGCGTATACGGAGAATACCGAAGCAAATTTTGTTGCTGAGATACCCGTGTTTGTGCAGCAAGCTGAACAGCGTATTTACAATTCGGTACAGTTCCCGTCTATTCGCAAGAACGTGACTGGTTCTACATCAGCAAATAATAAATATCTTGGATGCCCCAGTGACTTTTTGGCGGTGTATTCAATGGCTGTTATTGATGCTACGGGCGTGTATGAGTATTTACTCAACAAAGACGTGAACTACATTCGTCAGGCGTACCCACAGCCAACCGATACGGCCATTCCAAAATATTATGCGTTGTTTGGTTCTCAAACAAATGATGTCAATGAGTTGACGTTCATTCTTGGGCCTACTCCAGATACTACGTATAGCGTTGAGTTGCATTACTATTACTATCCACCATCTATTGTGACTGCGGGTACGTCTTGGCTAGGTGATAATTTTGACTCTGTGCTGTTGTATGGTTCATTAGTTGAAGCCTACACCTACATGAAAGGTGAACAAGACATAATGGCGCTGTACAATCAAAAGTATAAAGAAGCTCTTGCGTTGGCTAAACGTCTGGGTGATGGTATGGAACGTCAGGACGCATATCGTTCTGGTCAATACAGGCAGGCGGTAACTTGATATGTCATTACAACAAACAGCAACCACAAGTTTTAAAGTTGAATTGCTTCAAGCGGTTCATAACTTTGGCCCAACGTCGCCTAATACATTTAAAGTAGCGTTGTACACAGCAGCGGCAAACATTGGCGCAACTACTACTATTTATAGCAGCGTTAATGAAGTACCAAACGGTAATGGATATACGACTGGTGGTAACACGCTGGTGATATCAACGTCACCAACTTCTGGAAATAATACAAGCGGTATTCCAACAGCATTTGTGTCGTTTAATAATTCAACTTGGACAAACGCGTCATTTACATGCCGTGGCGCTTTAATCTATAACTCTACACAAGGCAACAAGTCAGTAGCGGTTTTAGATTTTGGTTCTGATAAAACCGTAACCAACGATACCTTCCAAATCATCTTCCCAACACCCGATGCTAACAGCGCCATCGTACGCATATCTTAAGGACTCATCATGGAATTCAGTTCAGCTAAAGACGAAGTAACCGCAAATTTGGTTGCAAACAAAGGAGCCACTGAGCGCATTGGTGCTGGTGGTATTTTTACCGTTACTTGTGTAGGCGCTGACGGTGTTGAAAAGTGGTCTGATACCTTTCATAACTTGGTTGTGAATGAAGGTTTGCAAAACATGAACCAAACCTATTTCAAAGGTTCTGGTTATACGGGTGCCTTTTTCTTAGGTTTGGTTGAAGGCCCCGGTTCTGGCACAACATACGCTGCTGGTGATACTTTGGCTTCCCACGCAGGTTGGACAGAATTGGCTCCTACCACCGATTACACAGGTAATCGCCCTGCGGTTACTTTTGGTACAGCCACTACCGCTGACCCCTCAGTAATTACCAATTCTGCTTCACCCTCTTCATTTGCTATGTTGGTTAATAGCACTGTAGTTGCTGGCGCTTTATTGTGTACAGTGGCTTCCGGTACTTCTGGTGTGTTGTTTTCCGCTGGTGATTTTAGCGGCGGCGATAAAACCGTTGATAACGGTGATACATTAAATGTGACATACACATTCTCTCTTGACGCAGCTTAATAGGTAATGCGGTGTTTGGAGATGTTACATTTGCCCAGACACCTTTCGCCGCTTTAGGCGGGACGGCGTTTGCCTCATCGTTAAGCGAGTCTGCTGTAGCATCTGATTCTGTTTCTGCGCCTTCGGTTGTGCGTGGTGGGTTACAAACAGAAACAGCTACGGGTACTGATTTGGTTGTTAGTCTGAATAACACATTGACTGCGACTTCTTCTGAAACAGCGGCGGCAACGGCGACCCAAACTGTTATTGCAAATATGCTTGCCGCGCAAGCAGAAATAGCTACAGCAACGGATACGCAGACTGCTATTGCAACAATGGTAGCGGCTCAATCAGAATCAGCTACGGCTACAGATACCGTTACGGCTGTTGCTACTTTAATAGCAACTATTGCAGAGTCCGTAACAGGGTCAGATTCTTATATTGGCAGTCGCCTTTATACAGTTACAATTTCAGAGTCAGCGGTTGGCGCGGACGCTCAAACAGCTTCTATTTCTGTTAACGCTTCTGTGGCAGAATTAGCCACCGCATTAGCTACATCTACGGCAATTAAAACATTAAATGTGTATCCTACGGGGATACAGCTTTTAGTATCCGTCGGCAACGTACTTGTTTGGGCGCAAATTAATGACAGCCAGAACGTAAACTGGCAAAATATCAGTAATACGCAGTCAGGTGGCTGGACACAAATTAATGACAGCCAGAGCGCGAATTGGCAAGACATTAGCAATGCGCAAAGCGTAGGTTGGGTTGATATTGATGATACACAAACCCCCGGTTGGAACAGCCTACCGTCGTAAGGATTAAAATGGCTTTAGTACTCAAAGATCGGGTCAAACAAACCGCGTCAAATCCCGGTACAGGCACAATCACGCTGTTAACTACAACCGCAGGCTTCCAATCATTTTCCGCAGTGGGTGATGGAAATACAACGTATTTCGCTATTGTGGATGCGGCTTCAGGCGCGTGGGAAGTTAACTATGGTACGTACACAGCTTCAGGTACAACACTAACCCGTAACGCCACACCGTTGTCTTCTTCTGCGGGTGGGGCTTTAGTTAACTTTACAGGTAGTGTTGATGTATTTGTTACCTACCCATCCTCACGATCAGCGTATCAAAACGAAGCAGGGACGCAAGTAGTTCAAACCGCATTTGGCGCAATAACCGCAACATCTGCGGCGTTGACTACTGGCACAATTTCTACCCTTCCAACTAGCAATACAGACATTGTTAACAAACAATACGCTGACGCTATTGCATCTGGCATTCATTTCCATGAAGCAGTGGAGTTAGCTACTACCGCAGCATTGCCAGCTAACACGTACAACAACGGAACCTCTGGGGTAGGCGCAACGCTTACAGCAAACGCCAACGGCGCTCTGTCTGTGGACTCAACGCTCACCGTTGTTAACTACCGCGTTCTTGTTAAGAACGAAGTCACGCAAGCAAATAACGGTGTTTACACGGTTACGCAAGTTGGCTCTGCTGGAACACCATACATTCTGACTCGCGCTACTGACTTTGACACAGTAGGTTCTGGAGTTGACCAAATTGACGAAGGTGACTTTTTCTTAGTGACTAGCGGCACTGTTAATGCCAATACAGCTTGGGTTCAGCAGACTCCTCCTCCTATTGTGATTGGTACAACAGCAATTGTTTTCCAGCAGTTTGCCGCGCCGATTACCTACACGGCTGGTACAGGACTAAACGAATCCCCCGCCTACACATTTAATATTGCCAACACTACGGTAACAGCCGCCACATACGGTTCGGCTTCTGCGGTTCCTGTGTTTGCGGTTAATGCCCAAGGCCAATTAACTTCTGTAACCAACACAAGTATTGCAATCAACGGCTCTGCTGTAACAGGCAACATCTCTGGTCAAGCCGGTTCAGTAGCTAACGCTTTGACCTTGGGTACATATCTGACAGGCACAAGCTACAACGGCGGAACAGCGGTCACCGCCACAGTAGATGCCACGTCAGCTAATACAGCCTCTAAGGTTGTAGCGCGGGATGCTTCTGGTGACTTCTCCGCAGGCACAATCACAGCGACTCTAAGCGGAGCAGCTACAAGCGCAACCACGGCTACTAATTTGGCTGGCGGTGCGGCTAATCAGATTCCCTACCAAACTGCGGCGGCGACAACCGCATTTATTGCTGCTCCAACAGTAACAGGCAGTGTTCTATCTTGGAATGGTGCTGCGTTTGCGTATGCAACTAACATTGCTACAGCTACTAGTGCAACCACAGCTACAAATTTGGCTGGTGGTGGTGCGGGCCAAGTACCATACAACACAGGTTCTGGTGCAACATCTTTCTTGGCGGCTGGTACGTCCACGTATTTGCTTCAATCTAATGGCACATCAGCTCCGTCTTGGGTGGCTCCTCCCGCAGCGGCAAACAACGGCACTCTTACAATGGCTGTGTCTGGTACGGGTTTGTCCGGTTCCGCCACGTTTACAGCTAATCAAGCGGGCAGCTCAACATTTACTGTTACCTCAAACGCAACAAACGCAAATACTGCCTCGACCATTGTTGCTCGTGACGGCTCTGGCAACTTCTCTGCGGGTACGATTACAGCGTCATTGACAGGTAACGCATCGGGATCAGCAGCCACTTTTACAAGCACTTCTCAAAACTCTCAGTTCAATTCAATTGGCGTGGGTACAGCTGGTTCTGGTACGGCAGGTGAGATTCGCGCAACCGCCAGCGTAGTGGCTTACTATTCTTCTGACATAAAATTTAAAGAAAACGTACGTAACATCCCCAATGCAGCGGCCACTGTCAAAGCCATTGGTGGTAAGTTATTTGATTGGAAAGACGACTACATTAGAGATCATGGCGGTGAAGACGGTTACTTTGTTCAGAAAGCTGACTTCGGGGTTATTGCCCAAGACGTATTAGCTAAATTCCCTGTCGCAGTTCGCACTCGACTAGACGGTTCATTGGCGGTAGACTATGAGAAACTTAGCGCACTAGCCATGGCTGCAATTGCAGAGCAAGAAGACCGCATTGCTAAACTTGAGGTGCTGGTCGCCTCATTGATTAAAGGATAATTATGTCAAGCACGTATTCCGATCTTAAATTTGAGATCATTGAGGTTGGTGGCTCTAGTGGTCAGTGGGGCGGTATTACCAACACAAATATTGGCACTGCAATTGAACAGGCAATTGCAGGTATGGCGACTCTTGAGTCAGGCGATTTTATAGCTAATTCAGCCACGTTGGCTGCTTCTAATACGCCAAACGCTCAAGACTTTCGTGCGTTCTGTCTAAACATCACGGCCACATTGACTGGGGCGGGTACAGTCAACGTTCCAGCGATTGAGAAGCCTTATTTGGTTTTAAATAATTCTGCTGGAGGCTTTGCCGTAACGGTTAAGGTTAGCGGTTTGACGGGGATATCAATACCTAATGGTAAGGGTTGCTTTGTCTATAACGATGGAACAGATGTTGGCGCGGCAATCACTCATCTAACTTCTTTGACTTTGGCAACAGCACTGCCCGTTGCTTCTGGTGGTACAGGCATTACAAGTTTTGGTTCTGGCGTAGCAACATGGCTAGGTACGCCCTCAAGCGCAAACCTTGCCGCAGCGGTTACAGATGAAACGGGTTCTGGCGCTTTGGTGTTTGCCACTAGCCCAACGTTAGTAACGCCAGCACTTGGCACTCCTACTGCATTGGTTGGAACAAATATTAGCGGCACCGCAGCCAATCTTGGGGTTGGTAAACTTCAAACAACTAATTTCACCATTGAAGAATCAGGCGGTAAATTGGTTTTTAAATATGGCGCAACTACAATTGCAAGTATGACAAGTGCTGGTGTATTCACTACATTGAGCGATGTAACTGGCAATGGCACACCTTAAAGGAGTAATTTAAATGGCAACATCTTTAGTAGCAACTGGCGTTCAATTTCCTGACGCAACAATTCAGACGACAAAAGCTGGAAACGCACCAACAATAACTACTTTTACATCATCTGGAAGTTATACAGTAGCCTCTGGCATTAACTTTATCATGGTTGAGTGTTGGGGCGCTGGTGGCGGTGGCGCTAGTGGCGGTGGCGGAAATCGGTCTGGTGGAAGTGGCGGTGGCGGTGGTTCATACACAACTCGACTATTTAAAGCCTCAGACCTTTCATCTCCTGTAACTGTAACAATTGGCGCTGCTGGTACTGGAGGCGCAGCAAATTCTATTACTTCAACAAATGGTAATGGAAATCCTGGAACTGCTGGTGGAAATACTACATTTGGATCATATTTAAGTGCTTATGGTGGATATTTTGGAACATCCGCTCAAAGTACACCTAAAGGTGGTAGTGGAGGTGGTGTTTTAAGTGCGCCTACAAGCGAAACAGCAGCGGGTGAGCCTTTACAAGCTTCTGCTGCTGGTTCTGCTAATCAATTTGGTGGTACTCCATATTTAAGTGCTGGTTCTAGTACTGGAGGCCCGTCTGGTTGGGGTGGCGCAGCTGGTGGGGGTGGAGGTCTTACAAATACTGTTGGTAATGCGGGAGGCTCATCTTTCCAAGGTGGCGCTGGTGGCGGTGGCGGAGGACACTCCACCACTAGAGTAGGTGGCGCTGGTGGCTCTAACGCTGGCGCAACTGGTGGTGGTGGTGCTGGTGGTACTGCTGCTGGCGGTGCTGGTGGTGCTGGAACATCATTTAATGGCGGTGGCGGTGGCGGTGGTGCAAATAGTACTGGCGGTGCTGGTGGTTCTGCCACTTATGCTGGCGGTGGCGGTGGCGGTGGTGGAACTAGCGCTGCAACTGCCACAACAGGTGCTGGTGGTAATGGTGGTACTGGACTCTGCCGTGTTTATGCTTGGTAAGGAATAATATGAAATACGCAATCATTCAAGATAACAAAGTTGTAAACGTCGCAATTTCTGATTCTCCTTTAGAAAGCAATTGGATTGAATCTGATACTGCTGCAATTGGCGACACTTATGAAAATGGTCAATTTATTAAACCGCCAGTAGATGTTGAGGGTCAAAAAGCATACGTTCGTGCATTAAGAAATGCTCGTTTGCTAGAGACAGACTGGACTCAACTTGCAGACTCACAAGTTGACAAAGCAGTTTGGGCAACATACCGACAAGCATTGCGAGACATGACAACTCAGGATGGCTTTCCACTTGAAGTTGAATTTCCAACTTTACCAACATAACCATGCAAGACTGGGCTGAAGCATTCATTGTTGCGGCCTTTATCACCATCTTAATTGTGTGGGGGACGTTCACCCTTGTTTGGATTTGGGGATGAAATGGGTACTGGTAATTTTTATGCTAATGCCGGGATCATCCAGTCAAAAGAAAAAAGATGAATATCGCTGTGTGCGTTGGGCGTGGACGGGGGATGTCTACAACCGTAAAGTAGTATGCCTTGAGTGGCAAAAGGTTGAGAGAAAATAATGGATCCTGTTACCGCACTAGCGGGTCTTCAAAGTGCCATAGGGCTTGTCCGTAAGGCGGCGCAGGTGGCAAATGACCTAGGTGGCCTAGGCGTGATGGTTGGTCGTATGTTTGACGCTAAGAGTCAGGCGACCAAGGCGATGGTTGAAGCCAAGCGGTCAGGCAATAAGTCTAACTTTGCATTGGCGATGCAGATAGAAAACACGCTGATGCAGACAGCCAAGCTGGAGGCGGAGTTGCAGATGCTCTATATGCAGACGGGCAATATAGATGTGTGGAACAAAATCAAGGCCAGAGCCGCTGAGATGGACAGGGATGATGCCATAGCCGCAAGGCAAGCTAAAGCAGAAGAGAAGAAGCGCAAAGAAAAAGCACAAGAAGAACTAGAACTAGCGGCGGGTCTTACAGCAGGTGCTTTTGTTTTAATGATGTTTGTGTTTGGTTTGTACGAGTTGTTTGAGTTTTGTGTTGTTAACAGGTGTGGGCGGTGAATGAATACCAAAAACAGTTTGACCTTTTCCTTAAAGTTTTTGTCAGGCTATGCATTGCGTGGTGGGTGCTTGGATTGCTCCGCTTCCTGCCAGACGATGTTGCTAAAAAAGTATTGGGGATGTTTGGACTATGAGTGACGAAAAGCCAGTAGACATATTGAGCAAGGTGCTGTCCTATGTGGATAGCCCGTTTAAACTGTTTGCGCTGATACTGATGGCGGTGTTTGCGTTCTCTGGTTACTTTGTCTGGCAGAATCAAGAACTGCTAATGGGCGCATACAAAGAGTCTAAGAAGATGCCAAGCATTGTCGAGGACAGGGTGGAAGACGCTGCCGCCCACTTGTTCAAAACCACCAACGCCACCATTGTTGCCGTGTTCAAAGTAAACCCCATGTTTGGAACCCGAGTGCTGTACCGTGCTTACACCAAAGAAGGTCGAGACAAAACCAACGATGGGCTTGACGTTGGCCTGTTTACACAGAACGCATCTAACAACGCAGATGTGGTTAAGCTGATGGCCAGCGAGATACCTTGCGGAGAATACCGTTCAGCGCAGTCTGAGATAGGTTTGTGGTACATCGCCAAGGGGGTTGCTTACACTTGCCGCATCAGCATTCCACCTGACCCAAACAGATTTATAGGCCAGATTACTGTGGGGTGGGATAGTGAGCCTGCCGACATTCAGGTAACAAGAACCATGATGGAAATTGCAGCCACCATGCTTTCAAGGAGTAAACAGTAATGGCTCAGTTTGAACCAGCTTTTGAGCAAATGATTAGAGATGAGGGCGGCTACGTCCTTCACGAAGTACCCGGCGACACGGGCGGCATGACCTATGCAGGTATTGCCCGTAACAAGAATCCTCAGTGGCCCGGTTGGGCGTTGGTGGACAAAAAAGAAATGGGTGGCTCTTTGACTCCCATGGTGCGTGAGTTCTACCGTACAGAGTTTTGGGACAAGATGCGCGGTAACGAGATTTCAAACCAAGATGTGGCTAACACCATCTTTAACTTTGGTGTAAACGCTGGTATGGGCATGGCTGTGAAGCTGGCGCAACTCGTGGTAGGCGCTACCCCTGACGGTGGCATTGGCGCAAAGACTATTGAGCGACTCAACCAGATTCCTGACGGCCAGCGGTTTAAGGAGCAGTATGCTTTGGCAAAGATTGCCCGCTACGTTGAGATATGCAACAAGAACCCCGTGCAGGTTAAGTTCCTCAAAGGCTGGCTAAACCGCACATTGAAAGGTTTGAAATGAGCTTACTAGCCGTTGGATCAATTATTGAAGCCGTGGGTAAGGTTGCGGGCGACCTGATTACCACTGACAAAGAAAAAATGGAAATGGAGATTGAGCAGCGTAAACTCGATCTTGAAGAAAAGCGCATTGACCAAGCCACAGACCTAGCACAAATTGAGGTTAATAAAATCGAAGCCGCGTCCTCTAGCGTGTTTGTTTCAGGCTGGAGGCCAGCTATTGGATGGATTGGCGTAGCGGCTATGGGGTATCAGTTCCTGCTTTACCCGCTGTTTCAGTGGGCATGGAAATACTTGCAGGCTATGGGCTGGGTTCCTATTGGCATGGATCCCCCGCCAGTACTAGACGCAGACCAACTTTGGGTGATATTATCAGGCATCTTGGGCATTGCCGGTATGCGTTCTTTTGAGAAGACCAAAGGCGTTGCCAGTAAATAAAAGGTAGCCCATGCCATTACAAAAAATACTGTTCAAACCCGGCGTGAATAAAGAAAACACGCGGTACACAACCGAGGGCGGTTGGTATGAGTGCGACAAGGTACGTTTTCGTCAAGGCAATCCAGAAGCTATTGGTGGATGGACTCGAATCTCTTCTAATTTTTTCCTTGGTGTATGTAGGTCTCTATGGAATTGGATTACGCTTGGCGGCTCTAATTTAATGGGCGTAGGCACAAACGTTAAGTTTTATATTGAGAATGGCGGTGGATATAACGACATCACGCCTATCCGTACAACAGTTACGATTAACAACAACCCATTTACTTTAACTGCCTCACCTACAGTTACTGTTACTGATACTGCGCATGGTTGTACAACAGGTTCTTTTGTTACTTTTAGTGGCGCAGTAGATATTGGCGGTGGTGGAACAAACGTAACCGCCGCAGTGCTTAATCAAGAATTTCAACTTACAGTTATTGACGCAAATACATACACAATTGTTATCTCTGTAACACCAAATGCTACAGCTATTTCCGGTTCCCCCGGTGGCGGATCTTCGGTAGTTGCGGCTTATCAACTTAATGCTGGCCCAGAATTTCAAATACCTTTAGTAGGTTGGGGCGCGGGTGCTTGGGGTGCGGGGCCTTGGGGTATAGGTTCACCCGATTCTTTGTCTCTTCAAATATGGAATCAGATCAACTACGGGCAAGATTTATTGTTTGGGCCTCGTGGGGGTGGACTTTATTACTGGGATGCAAATACTACGCTAACTACACGTGGCGTATTGCTAAGCTCTCTTGGTGGGGATGTTACGTTTACTAATGCGTCCCCAACGGTTGTAACAGCTACTACTGTGTTTACTGAAGGCGCGGCACTACAATTTGACGCTACTGCTATGCCAACAGGCGTGTCCGTTGCAACTACGTACTACGTAACTAACGTAAATGGGTTAACTTTTAACATTGCAGATTCAGCAGGGACTTTGATTAACGCGAGTAGTACGGGTACCGATGTTTATATCTCTCTTATTGTTGATATACCAACAATTGTCAACACTTTTACTGTGTCTGATACATCGCGGTTTATTCTTGCGTTTGGCTGTAACGACTACGGCAGCGCGACTCTTAACCCAATGTTGATTCGTTGGTCTAATCAAGATGATCCATACAACTGGACGCCTAGCATTACAAATCAAGCGGGTAGTCTTACGGTATCTCACGGCTCTGAGATTATTACAACCATACAGACTCGCCAAGAGATTGTGGTGTTTACTGATTCTGCGGTCTATTCATTGCAATATCTTGGCCCTCCCTTTGTATGGGCTACACAGATCTTAGGCGATAACGTTTCTATTATAGGATCTAATGCCGCTACGATTGCGTCAGGCATCATCTATTGGATGGGTGTTGATAAGTTCTATGTATATGATGGTCGTGTACAGACACTTAACTGCGACCTTCGCCGCTACATTTTTAATGACTTTAACCAGCTACAAAATGAACAAGTATTCTGTGGTACTAACGAAGGCTTTAACGAAATTTGGTGGTTCTACTGTTCTGCAAATAGCACTCAAATAGACAAGTATGTTATCTATAACTACGTAGAGCATGCTTGGTCTTACGGCACGATGGCTCGTACAGCTTGGATTGATTCGGGTTTGCGTCCGTACCCTGTAGCTGCAACGTTAGTTAACAATCTTGTAAACCATGAAGATGGTATTGACGACAACATAACAGCTACAACAGCGCCCATTAATGCCTACATCTCTTCGTCTGAATTTGACATTGGTGATGGGCACAACTTTGGTTTTGTGTGGCGTGTCCTGCCTGACCTGACGTTCTCTAATTCTGTTAACTCGTCCACTAATGCAAATCCTCAAGTGACGATGACTCTGTACGGCTTGACTAACTCTGGTTCAGGTTCTACAAGCAATGCTGGCGCTCCGGTAGCAAGTAGTTCTACGTATGTGATTACTGAAGAATTTACAGGGCAAATCTATACCCGCATGCGTGGTCGCCAGATGATCTTCAAGATTGATTCTAATCAGATTGGCACAACGTGGCAGTTAGGTGCGCCGCGTATTGACATTCGTCAAGACGGTAGGAGATAACATGTCCCAGACCAATGTAACCCCACCTAGCCTACCCCTTGCTCCAGAACAGTACGATAGGCAGTACATGGACAAGCTAAACAATGCGCTGCGTCTATTCTTTAATCAGACTAGTACACCGGGGCCTTTGGCTGCGGCAAGCATGAACTTCAACATAAACACACTACCCACTGAAGCAGACTTGCCAAATCTAAGGATTGGTGATGTGTACCGAGACACACAAGATGGTGTACAAGTAAATAGTCAGATGCTTCGCATCAAGACTTCACTATGATGTTGTTTAGATTGGTTTAATGCAATAAAATGGCAAAAATTCTCTATAAAGGAGCCTACCATGGCAATGGGCGGAGTTGGTGAAGCGATGCTGCTTGGCGCGGCAATGGGTGGTGGCTCTGCCGCTTTGACCGGTGGCGATCCACTTAAAGGTGCTCTCCTTGGAGGCTTGACCGGCGGTGCCGGTGCGGGTATTGGTGGTGCTTTAGGTGGAGCGGCTGGTGGCGCGGAAGCCGCCGCTTTAGGTTCTGCGGGTACTGAAATGGCTACAAATGCGGCAATGGCACAGGCTTTGCCCGCATCAAACATGATAGCTAACCCAATAACTACTTCGGGGCTTCCAGCGGGTCAAAGTTTTGCACAAGCAAGCCAGTTGGCAAACACTACTTCTGGCGTTAATGCGGCAATGAATCAGGCGCTTCCGCTTACAGGGAACTTGGGTATTTCTGGTTTAGAAGCCGCATCTACCTCTCCGTTTTTACCTACTGCACCTCCAGTAGCCCCCCCTGTAGCCCCCCCAACTTTTGGCGAAGGTATGGCTAAGTTTGCCAGTGACCCAATGGCGTCTTTAAAAGCTAACAAGTTTACTGCCGCCGCCGCTGGCCTAGCAGGTGCTGTTGGCGCACGAGAAGATCCTTATTCCCCCGAAGAATATAACGGCCCCCTCAAGCGTTTCCGTCTTAGCTCAGACTATCGTGGCGTTACCCCCTACGCAGAGGGTGGCATTACTGATTTAACCGCAGGTGGTTATGACCGTATGGTTGGCGAAGAGCCTATGTACCCACAGGCTATGGCTCGTGGTGGCATCTCTGATCTGGGTAGCTACTCTGATTACGCACGTGGTGGCCGTATGCTCAAAGGCCCGGGTGATGGTATGTCTGACAGCATCCCTGCAAGCATTGGAGGTAAGCGCCCCGCTCGTTTAGCCACTGAAGAATTTGTAGTCCCCGCTGATGTGGTCTCTCACCTTGGTAACGGCTCCTCTGATGCAGGTGCTAAACAACTCTACGCCATGATGGACAAAGTGCGTAAAGCCCGCACGGGGCGTAAGTCTCAGGGTAAAGAGATTGATCCACGCAAATACATGCCTACATACGCATAAGGAACAGCCATGATCATTCCAAGTAAATTTAATGGCTTTCATGATGGCGTTCGCCGTTGCTTTGCTGGCGGCGGTGGGGGTGGGGGTGGGGGTGATGGCGCTGGTGATGGTGGAGGTGGCCCCGGCCCCGGTGGCGATGCTGGTGGCCCTAATGATGTCTATACCCCAAGATATACCTCTAACACCGGAAACACAACATTTAATCCTAACCGTGGTTCTATCACTGGCATGAACTTCACTGGAAGTAATACTGCCGGTACTTCCACCATACCCCGTGACAACCTCAATCTTCGCAATATGTCTGGCATGCGGTATGACCAAGCAGGGCCACAGTACAACTCGTTGCTACAACAAGGCTACGCGGGCAACGACATCCGTAATGCTTTGACAACTCAGGGTAGGCCCGTATCAGATTCTGACTATGGGTTCTTAGTCCAGAATGCGGCTATGACTTCTCCTACTGGCAGACCTATGGCAGGTTCCGACCAGTTCTTTCAGCCCGTCTACAACTCGCAGTATCAAAATTACAACATGGGCAACCCCATGAGTATTAGCCAATATGGCCAACAACCTTCCTATGGTGGGGGTTACGGTGGTGGTTTCATGCCCCAAATGCAGTCCCCATTTAACCCGTACGGCAATAGCTCTGGTTATGGCAACACTAACTCCTATGGTGGCTTTGGTGGCCCCGCAGTAAGCCAACAAATTCCACAATATATGATAGACGCAAATAAAAAGGCGTCTGCTTTAACTGCTCTTCAAGCACCAACAAATTATGGTGGTGCTGAAAACATGATAGAGATGATGAAATCACAGCAAGGCGGTATGCGTGGTGGCCCTCAAGTCCGACAACCTCCTATGGGTGCTGGCCCCAGTGTTATGCCACAGCTGTTTAACTCAAGCCCAAGAACAGAAGATGATTGGAAGAAATTTAGTGCTCAGGCTCGTTTTGCTTCCGGCACAGATATGGCCGCAGAAAAAGCTAAGTTCTTGGCTGGGGGTCAAGGTGGCGGCCCAGTTTCTGCTGGCCTGCAAGTCCAACAACCCCCCATGGGTGGTCAAGGTGGCGGCCCAGTTTCTGCTGGCCTGCAAGTCCAACAACCCCCCATGGGTGGTTTTATGCCCCAAATGCAATCCCCATTTAGCTATCAACAGCCTAGCTTTCAGCCAAGCTATCAACAGCCTAGCTACCAACAGCAAAGTTATCAACCACAAATGCAGTCGCCATTTAGCTTTCAACACCCCCAACTTGGTAACGGCCAACCACCTGTATCACAATCTATATCTCAACCTGAAGCACGTCTTGCAGGCTCTGGTATTGGTAGCAGACCGGTTCGCCGTGCCGAAGGTGGTATTGCATCTTTAATGGGCGATGTTGCATGAGCTTAACCGTTCGCCCTGTTGATGTAAGCCATATCCAGCAAGTCTGGCCTATGGTGCAGGGCTACGTGCAAGAGGCTCTTGATAAGGGTGGAGATTTCCCCGAGTATGCGGCTTCCTACAACGCGCACCATGTACAAAGTTTTGTCACAAGTGGGCAATGGCTTCTTCTGGTTGCGGTGGATGAAGAAAAAGCAATTCACGGGGCTATGACGGTTTCGTTTATTAACTACCCCTTACATAGGGTAGCGTTTGTAACCACCACGGGTGGTAAATTTATTGCAAATCCTGAGCTTTTAGAGCAGTTAAAAGTCTTGGTAAAACTTCATGGTGCGACTAAGATACAGGCATTCTGCCGGGAATCTATGGTACGTCTTTTGTCACGGGCCGGTTTTGAACCGCGCAATACGCTAGTGGAAACACTGGTCTAAGGAGAATATTATGGGTGGTGGCGGCGGGCCTACAAATTCAACAGTTACGCAATCTAATGTGCCTGACTGGTTACGTCCTCAAGTTGAAAACGTGCTCATGGGCGCGGGCAAAAACTTGTTCCAAACTAAAAAAGTTGACAGCGGTGAAAAAGATGAAGCTGGCAACATCATCTATAACGAAGAGATCACGGGTACTAAACCGTTTACTCCTTACAGCAGTGACCCCTCTAAATACGTAGCGGGCTTTAGCCCCCTGCAACAACAAGTTCAATACAATGCGGCCAACTTACAAATGCCCGGCCAGTTCAATCAGGCTACGGGTTACGCTAATGCCGCCGCTCAAGGTGGTTTAGGCACTGCCGCCCAAGCCGCAGGTTATGGCAATGCTGGATTTCAGTCTGGTCAACAAGGTCAACAGCTTGGTATTCAAGGTGGCCAGTATTATGGAAATATGGGTGCCCAATCTGGTCAAATGGGCCAACAACTTGGTACCAAAGGCGGAGCTAAATACGGCGCAATGGGTGCCGCTTTTGGTCAACAAGCTGCTAATTTAGCTCCTCAAGCTCAAGGTTATGGCGGTATGGGTGCGGGCTATGGCGCTCAAGCCGCTCAGTTAGCTGATACCGCTTTAGGGTATGGACAACGTGCTTCTACTATTGGGGACATGGCGCTTCAAGCCCAACAAACCGGCCAAGGCATTACTGCGCAATCACAAGATTTAGCACGTCAGCAAGCCGCCGCAGGGCAGAATTACGCTCGTCAAATGACTGACCCGTCTGCAATTCAGCAGTACATGAACCCATATACTGCCGCAGTTATTGACCCACAGATACAAGCGGCTCAACGTCAAGCTGATATTGCCAGTACTGTACGCGGTGCACAGGCCGCTCGGTCAGGTGCGTTTGGTGGTTCACGTCAGGCTATTGAGAATGCCGAAGCTAACCGTGCACTGGCCGGACAAATGGGTTCAATCCGTGCCCAAGGCCAACAAGCCGCTTATGACAAAGCCGTTCAGAACATGCAGTATGGCTCTAACCTTGGCCTTACTGGTTTGAGCGGTGCGCAATCTGGTCTGGGTACTGCCTTGCAGGGCGGTCAGTTAGGTCTTTCAGGTATTGGCCAAGCATTGGCGGGTCAACAAGGTGCTTTGTCTGGTGTTGGCCAAGCAGGTTCTATGTACGGTCTGGGTATGCAAGGTGCGGGTATGGGCTTGCAAGGTATTAACGCTGCTAACCAAGCGTACCAGACTGGCATTCAAGGTGCGGGTATGGGCTTGCAAGGTGTTAATACACAACTTGCCGGTACGGCCCAAGGTATGCAGGGTGCTCAAGTTGGTTTGCAAGGTGTGGATCGTCAACTGGCTGGTACTGCTCAAGGTATGCAAGGCGCTCAAGTCGGTCTTCAAGGTGTCACAGGACAACAAGCTGGCTACGGGTTAGCTAATCAGGCTGCTGGCACACTTGGTTCACTTGGCACACAGCAACTTAATGCACAGCAGGGTATTCTTGGTTTGCAGAATCAGATCGGTGGACAGCAACAAGGTCAGCAACAGCAGATCATCAACCAAGCGATCCAGAACTTTGCCAACGCACAGAATGCGCCAATGGATGCGTTCAATCAGTACAACGCTCTGTTGCGTGGTTATGCCGTTCCCGGAACTACTACAACTCAGTATCAAGCACAGCCTACACTTGGTAATCAATTAGCGGGTTATGGTACAGCCGGTGTTAGTGCTTTGGCATTGAACAACGCTTTGAACCCAGCTTCTGGTTCTGATATTCGCGTTAAAGAAAATATTGAGCGTATTGGCACACTTGCTAACGGTCTGGGTCTGTATGAGTTTGAGTACAAGCCTGAGTTTAAAGATCACCCACAGTGTGGTCATGGTCGCTTCCGTGGCGTCATGGCACAAGAAGTTGAGAAGCTCATTCCTGAAGCTGTTGTTACGATGGACAACGGATACAAAGCTGTTAAATACAATCTGGTGGAAATGGAATTGTCATGAGCCTCAATAGTCTACAAGATGATATGTCACGCCGCGCCTCTTCCATGGCGGCAATGGCCAAACGCGCAACTCGCCCAGACGAAATTCAAGCCATACAGAGAAGTCTTATCACGGGTGTTCAAAGTGGTGCAATTAAATCGTATGTGGGAATCCCCCTTATTCAAGAACTCACCAAAAAGTTGTCAGAAGTTAAAGCCAAGATGGCGCAAAACATTGCCGGTGCTGGCATGCAACAGCCCCCACAAGGCCAACAGGCTCCGCAACAACCCATTGCCCAACAAGTTATGGCGCAAGCCGCTCAAGCAGATCAGTCTCAGGGTGTTGAAGCTCTGCAATCTAATTTGCCCGAGTCCTATGCCGGTGGTGGCATTATTGCGTTTGAAGATGGTGGCCAAGTTGAGCGTTATCAAAGCGCAGGGTATACAGGTACAACTCCAGCGGGTCGTTACTTTAGTGGTCTAGGACAAAATTTTACTGAGGCTAATGAAATGGCCAAACTGCGTAATAAATTGCAGTTGCAGTATGGCCCTGCGTCCGCTGTGCCCGGTTTGTTTATGCGACAAACTGATGAAGAACGCCTAGCCGCTAAAGCTGTTGCGGCGGCACTACCAAACTTATCTTTTCCGCAGTTACAACAACTTGCGGCAGAAGGGCCATCTGCGCTTGCTAGTTTTGCCGCGCCTACTCAAGCTGTAGCCCCAACCCCTACCCCTGCGGCTCAAACTCAAACTCAACCTCCAGCTCCCCCAGCCCCTCCCGCTCCCCCTGCGGCTTCCGCTGATATTGGTTTTAAGATGCCTGCTATGCAGACATACAAGCCAACCCCTGCGGTTTTGCCAGAACGCAAAATGGGTAACTTAACCGATCTTGATGCAATTACCAAGGACATGGATAAAAAAACAAAAGCAGCGTTTGGGGACGCTGTTAAAGCCTCTCAAGCAGAGTTAGAAAGTTTTGATAAACCCGGTTTTGAATCCCGTGAAGGTCGACTTGGCGAACGTGAAGCTGGCATTGAAAAAGAAAACGCAATTAGTCGCGCCTTGACCGGTATCAAAACAGGTTTGCGTATTGCCGGTAGTAAAGAGCGTACTCTTGCAGGTGCTTTGGCTAACGAAGGCAGTCAAGGTATTGAAGACCTCATTCGTGGTGAAGCCGCAAAACGCGCCGCCAAGGACAGACTGGAAGATATGCGAGACAACCTTGAGCAACAGAAAGTTGCCGCTAAGAAAGGTAACTACCAAGCCGCACAAACAGCGGGTAGGGAAGCAAGTAGAGACCTGCAAGCTGCTACTCAACTTTCGTTGACTGGTGCTCAAGCAGGTAACGCTCAATCTATTAACATGTATAACGCCCTTTCGCAAAGTGACATTGGTAAAGCCAATGTACTTAATCAGGGGCAGCAGTTACAACTGTCCGCAGTTGATCAACAGAACCGTAACGCACTGGGTATTGCACAACTTGCACAACAAGGGTCAATTGCTAAAGCACAACTTGCCGCACAAGAAAAACGTTATGCCGGATTGGATGAGGCAAATAAAGCACGTATCATGCAAGCAACTGCAAAAGGTCTTAATGACTTTATGATGAATGAAGGTGCTCAACTTAGAGCGCAACTTGCCAAAGACTATGGCCCTAATTTCCTGACTGCTAAAGACTTACGTAGCCAACAAGCCGCAGATATATTTAATAAACGTAAACAAGCCTATCTAGCAGATATCAGAGGCCAAGCAATAGATGCTTTAAGCGCACGTCCATCCGGCGAATTTTAAAATAGGTAAGTAAGTATGATTATCGACCTGCCTAAACTTGGCCCTGTTAAATTTAGTGATGACTTAACACCCGAACAGTTACAGGCTGAGTTGGGTAGGCTTGAAAAGAAGTACGATTTTAGAATGCCAAAACCCGAAGTAGGGATTGGCACCCTCCTCAAGCGCGGCTTCATGCGTGGCTTGGGGGAAACATCTAT